ACACAAAACTGTGCTGAAGTACCTTTTGAAAAACATGAATATGATAGATTTTATAATACACATGGTGAGTGTATACAAAAAGGACTAGGTGAATCTTACTCTATATTGTTTGATGGTGAATTATTTAAACAAGATGTAGTAAATACTATGGAATTATATCCTAAATTTATGTGCGAGAAGACCGATAATCCGAAGGCTCCTGAGGAATCTGCTTCAGCAACTTAAACCACTGTTCCCTGATGCCTGGGTCCTTAGTCTTGTTATATTCAATCGCTAACTTATCTGCTTCCCTACTTATTCTTTCTAATACTATTTCTCTTGACATGTTATCCCTTTCAGTTTGTTATTATAATTAAAATTTGTTTTTCCTTCTTCAATATTAAATATTAAACTATATCTATTTTTTTCTCCTTTATACGTTTCAAAACCATGTAATATTTGAGCAGGAAATATGTAATAGTCACCTGGCTCAGGTGTTATTTTTAAATTTAATTCAGGTAATATTAAATCACATCCTTTTGTTAGATACAATATACCGTGGTAACAAGGATGATTGTGATAATTTAAACTATCCCCTGGTTTTATTTCATTACCCCAAGCTTCTTTAATAGTATTTTTTTCAAAAAAATGTCTAAATATTTCAGGGTTTGTTGTTTGATGTTTATTTATAAGAAACGTCATAAAATTAATAAATTCAATTTTATCTATAAAATAATTCCAATCAGTCATACCACCTTTTACATTAGTGTAGTTTTTCATGTCAGGATTTAAATTAGATTTTATAGATACCATAAAATTATGAATAATATCTGGATAAGGATAATGTCCAAATATAATATTTACTTTTCTAACATAACTTACATTTAAACTATTTTTATTTTCATTTAATTGATTATTTTTATTTAATAAACTAATCATTTACTTTCTTTTTGATTCATCAAATATTTGAATTGTTTTTCTAGGAACTAATGGTTTCATAACAGGTGTTACTTTATGATGTAGAGGAGTTTTAATTATTAATAAAGAATTTGATACAAGAGGTATAAATCCTTTATTATCGTCATCTGTAAACAAAAGCTCACCTCCAAATTTAGGATTCCATCTACGATTTATATAATAGGTAATTCCATAAAAATGTCCTTTATCAGTATGCCAATTAATACCAGATCCATCTTTCATAGAATGTATTAGGATTTTAAAATTTTTAAATTTAATTCTGTGAAAAGGATTATTTTCTAATAATATCTTTATTTTTTTAATAGGTAAATAATTAGTGTCCAAACTTGTACTATCAACAAAATTTTTATAACCATGAATTAAATATTCACCAAAATATTTTTCAGTAGAGTTTAAATTAATTAATTTACTTTTAAATACATCGTAGTGTAATTTTTTATAGGTAGAGTAATCTAAAAAATTTGTAATATAATATAATTTATTAGGTATTGAAAAAGTTAAATTCATATTTTAATAAATTTATTTGATTAATTTTTTAGCCTTTACCTTGGCCCTTGTAACGTCTTGTACGTTTCTGTCTTTTCTCGTTTTTATTTAATGATTTTTTATGTTGACGGCTGCCTCTTTTCTTAGGCTTATCTCTTACAACATGATCTTTAAATTTCTTAGCCATTATTTACGTTATCTTTTATCCATTTTTTATCAGACTCATCTAATTTTAAATATCTAATTGAACCATTGATATGTTGTTTCGTATCATGTCCACAATTAGTACATCTATAAAAATCTGAAACAATTGCAACTAAGATAACATCTTCTTCACACTCTTCACATTTACCATGTACCGTATCTATTTTTTGAAAAAATTTTACTGATTTTTTATCTATATAACTCATACTAAATCTTTTGCCTTTCCAATAATTGGTTTATATTTTGTTTTACCCTCTGATTTATACGCGTGCATAAATTGTTCACGTCTTCCTTCAGGTATCCAACTACAATGTATCCATCCCGAATTAGGTTCACCTGGCGTGTAGAACTCGAGAATCAATTGATCTGTCTCAAGATTCATTTTAATCCAATCAGCAACTTCAGCATTATCAACTCCAACACATTCAAAGTCTGCGGCCTCAGCTTTTGCATGCTGTGAATTTCTAGAACTACCAATCGCTAAACATAAATCTTCACTACGGAATCCTGATGTGACTTTTACTCTACCAAAATGGTCCCGAACAGGTTGTAAAATATTTTCACATAAGTCTTTTAGTTTTTCTATTTGACCTGCGTTTGGATTGTTATTGATTCCTTTACGAACAGCTGTATCCGATTTAATTAATTCTTGAAGGGTGAAGTTTCTACTTAGATTCATCTATAATTTTTTTAATAGCTTTACTACCATCAATATTTTCTTCTAACTCTGCTTCTACTTTTCCACACATATATTTAATGTTATCATTTGCTGTACGTTCTGCAACCCTCTTTCCTTTTAAACAATCTGACATTGCAGGCTGTATTCTATGTTCTTTTAATTCACCAGCTACAAACATACAAAGTGCAACTACTGTGCTAATGACCGTTTCCATTTTGTCTTACCTTATCTTTTAATTCTTCAATATCACCTAAAGCTTTGTCTAATTGTGATTTTAAAAATTCTATATTAACTTTGTTAGTCATATTCATCTCTTGAGTAGACTGCAATTTCTCTACAGTTTTATAAAGATCTTCTAATAAAAAATGTTGCTCCTGGTCCGTGGGCACTTGTTCACTTTTTTTAAGTAAATCATTTTCAAATAACTCACGTGATGTCTCTAACGATACTAATCTCGCTGTCAGCTCTGTATATGCGAACACGCCCATTGCAACAAGTATGATCAATGATGCAACTGTCTTCATTGGCATCTGTACTCTTGCCTCTTCTCCGATATCTAAAGGTTTATTGGACACTTGGACCTCCACAGAGAGCCAAAGTAACTAACATTATAATAAGTAAACCTGTTGCGTAATAATTCATCCTAGCACACTCCATAATTACTTCCAAAATTGCCACCATTTTTTAGTTACTTCTTCTGTCAATACAATTGGTCCACAACCACAATCTTTACAATCACATGTAGCGCACTGAGTGCTAGATACAAAGTATCCTTGACCTACACAGTGACATCTATGTCCACAATCATTACAAATTTTTTTAGCCATTATTTTTTCTCCTCGATATCATAAAACATTTTATCAGAATCTTCTGTTATCCAATCAGATCCTTCACAGTCCCAGTACGTAGTTTGTACGCTATAGTCTGGCCAATCATTATCTGTTGTATAACTGTTCACATGCCAAATGATTCTGTTGTTTGGCTGCGCTGCATAATTACCATTTTTCAATGCCATTATGTGTGCACACTTGTGCTCTTGCGGAATTTCAGAATGTTCCGTGTTTAGTATATTAGTCTCTGGATGCGCCCAGTCAACTGTAAAAAGATATTGGCCTGGATAAAATTTCTTATCTTTACCAATAAATTTACCGTCTATACCAGCCAACCAATCAAAACAATGGATACTAGGATAATAACTAAAGCAGTTCCACAGTTGGAGTTGATCCACTCGCATATCAGGCACGTCTTGTCTTTCAAATTCTTTTTGAAAGAATGCTGAGATAGGTAGTCTATAAAAGACAGCACCATTTGGTAGCATGCAATGAAATAAGATTGCGCGACCTGAAATAGAGCTAAGACCAAAGACAACACAGTCACTAGACTGTCCTTTATTTTTTTTAAGATCATAGAGATATTCCTTCCTTATTTTACAATAAATCGGCGGTATATTAGCATTTAAATAAGACATAGTACATTATTTTATTTCACCCCAATTAGGGCCAGATTCATAATCTACTTTATTAGGTACTTTCAAGTCAACTGCATTTTCCATAATATCTTTTATTTTTTTAGCTTGACTCTTTGATTCAATAGAAAAATCTAACTCATCATGTATTTGTATATGACCTATTAAACCTTCTTTATATAAATCAACCATAGCTTTCTTTGTCATATCTGCTGCACTACCTTGAATTAATTTATTTAATGCTTTGTATGTAAAGGCTCTACGTGTTGAATTATTATGCCAATAATTTTTTTTAGGATCACCTTTTGTATCTTTTAAAATGTTTCCATCTCTATCTTTTAAATGTGGGCCCATCTCTTGTAATTCTAACATAGTATCATGATCTTCTGCAGGAACAAATGTACCCCAATCAGAACCTCTAAGTATTGGTTCATACTTAGGAAATCTACAACGTCTACCCAATAAAGTTTTTATTTGTCCTTTTGATTGAGCTGTAGACATAACTTTATTCATTAGTTGTTTTACGAATGGAACTCTACCATGATAAGTATTAAATAATTCATCTGCTTTATCTTTTGAAACATTTAATTCATTTTGTAATTTAGCTTTACCCATGCCATAGAATAAACCTAGGTTAATAGTCTTAGCTTCTTTTCTATCTATCTCTGCCATGTCAGCTACGATTTGATGAAAGTCTGTTTTAGGATCTTCTTGATATGCCTCTGATATTGGAGTCGCTGAATGTAAACCAAATCTCAATGCATAATGTGCAACCAGTCTTGGTTCCTGTTGCGAGTAATCAAATGTACCCCACGTACAACCTTCTTCAGGTATGAATAAACTTCTTATAAGTGGTCCTGTATCTGGATCACGTGCTGGAATCTGTTGTAAATTAGGATTTGCATATGAGAATCTTCCTGTAACTGTTCCTCCATCATCAGATCTAATTTGGTTTATATCTGCATGTATTCTACCTAAATGTGAATGATTTAAAATAGTATCTATAAAAGTTGTACTGACCTTGTTTATTTTTCTAGCTTCTGCTATCATACGAACTACAGGATGATCATGAGTAGAAATAAAATTTTTAGTAAATGAAGGAGAATCAGTCTTTTCAGTTCGGCTATAAGGTAGCTTCAGTTTTTCAAAAACTTGTGCAATCGATCTGGCTGCCCATATCTGAGTGTCTATTCCTGTTTCTATTTTTATTTGTTGCAATAAGTTTTGTTCTTTTATTGCCATTGCTTTTTTTAATTGATCAGCTTTCTCTATATCTACCCGAACACCTAGGTGGCGCATATCGACTAAACAAGGAAAGAGATCAGTCTCAAGATTAAATATATCTTGAAGATTATCTTCAATAATAATTCTTTTTAAGTGGTGCCATAACAATAAAGTTAGTTCAGCATCTTTCTCCGCATATCCACCCACTTCACTTGCAGGTAGTTTCCACATTTCTGCTTTAGGATCTAAACCTCTTTCTTTAGCTGCTTTAGTTAGTAAAGCTTCATTCTTACCTTGTTTTAAATAAACCCAAGATAAAGAGTTTAGTGAATATTGAAATCTATTTTCATCTATTATAGATGCTGCAATCATTGTATCTATAATTAAACCATTGATTTTAATACCTAAATTTTTAATCCAACAAACATCATACATTGCATTATGAAATATTTTTGTAGCAGGTGATTCACATACATCTGTAAACCAATCTAAAACTTTTTTACGATCCATGTTTGGACCTTCACCATGTGCAATAGGAAAATATGCTTTATAACCATCTACAGCTACAGCTATACCTACAACTTCACCACTACCTTTAATGGCCCCTGAACCCAGTTTCTTTAATTCTGGATCTCTTGTCTCCAAGTCAATTGCTATTTCTTCTGCTTTTCTTAAATCAGGAAACTCTGTAGGTTGTACCCATTCTGTAGTTGGCATTAACATTAATGTACCGTCCTATTTTTATTTTCAATTATTTCATTTTCTAATGAATCAAATTCTTCTATTAATTCATCTGTCTCTTTAATTTCTTCTTGAATTTCAGTTGCTTTTCTTTTTTCAATTAATTTTTTTAAATTTAAAAGAAGACCTTTTTCCCAAATAAAAAAATCTGCACCACGTTTTTTGAACCAGGATTTAGGAAACCATAATTCTAATAAAGAAGTAATATTTGAATCATTTTTTTTATGATACATTAAAAAATTATTTGCCTCAAAACTTTTACAAGAAATTATTTTAACTAAGACTGCTTTTTCAGTCTCTCTTAAAACTTTAAATTTTATTTCGCTATGATAATATAAATCATTCTCCATTATATTAACCCAAACATAAATATTGTTATAATCAACAAACCAAAAATTTCAGTATATGTATTCATTATTTTTTACCTTTTGTATCTTTCAATTTTTTAATTTCTAATTCACAATAATGAATTACTTTCTCTAAATCTTGTATGCCATTTTTATTCATATAACGACATACATACTTTATAACGTTTCCTTGAAAAAAAGAAAGATCGTTTTTAGAAATAAATTCATAAGGTTGAATATGAAAGTCTTTATAGTGATTCCCACCTATCTGCTTATCTTGTGGAAAAGCTTTATCAAACATATCTTTATTACTCATTATCCATATACCTTTCTGACCGCTTCATACCAGGCCTTTCTATATTTTTCATCTCTAGTTTTATTCCAGAGTATTGCTAGTTCATCTATTTGTGATTGGTGCATATTTTCTCCTTTAAGTTATTTGTGGCAGTTGTTGGTTTAACGGATTAAAAAACAAAGGGAATCGCGATCCGAACCAACTTCCCTCGTTAGAGGAAGATGCTGCCACCCACCCCATAGGAAATGTCGCTATCCCGTTCTGTTTACACTGTTGTGTAATTCTATAATTTGTATGCATTGACTTTCTTTTTAGCTTTTAGTTTATATAAATTATTTCTAGCACGTGTGATTCCTACATACCAAACTCTATGTTCTTCATCACTTTTACTCTTACTTTTACGCACTGCTTTTTTAATTTTATTTGGTTGATCTAAACAAAGTATTACATTGTCTTGTTCACCACCTTTGAATGCATGTATAGTTGATATAAATATTCTAGCGGGTGAATCTAAATCTTCTCCATTCTCCATCATTTCTTTAATGTATTCCTTATCTTCATATTCAACTTCTTTAAATGCATCAAACCAATCTAAATCTGGATCCCAATCTTCCATCTTTTTTCCAATGTATTCTTCAATATCTTTCCATTCTTTTTCATCTAATATCTTTCCTCTACACCAGGAGTTATAATTAACATGTGCATTATAGACTCTGACTCTAAAAGATTTTTCTTTCTTTGTTTGATAATATAAATTTCTTTCTCTTAATTCTTTTTTCATACTAACTAATCTACTAATAGTTCTAGTTAATATAACCCATCTTCCTGTTGTTAAATCTACATGATCTAAATTATTTATGTATTCACATTCACCTTCATAGTCTCTTGGATAATAATCTTTTTCTTTTCTTAACCCTTCTATTTTTTCAATAGGTATTTCTGATTGTTCTTGAACTGCTCTAGATATTCTTTTTGAATACTTTAAAACTTTTTCTTGATCAGCTTTTTGACTTATGAATCTATCTACATCTGCACCAGCCCAGGCAAAAATAGCTTGATCATCATCACCTGCTAAATAAATATCATCAGTATGTTCTTTTAGTTTATCAAATAATTTCCATTGTAATGGTGATAAATCTTGAGCTTCATCAATAAATATAACCTTAAATCTAGGTAAAGATTCTTTTTCAATTAACTGTTTTATCATGTCATTGAAATCTAATTTCTTTTTTACTCTTTTGTATTCTTTTAAATTGTCATCAATTGTTTTTAATATCTTCCATTTAATTTCTTTTTTATTATGTTCTCCTCTATCGTATTCATCTCTAATACTAATATCTCTGTTGATTGCTCTACCAATCATTTGAAAATATGGACTATCACAATTTAAATAGTTGATATCTTCCTTATTATATTTGTCATAGTATTTTACTTTGACACCTATCTCTTTACCTATTGCTTCATAATCTGATGGTTGCATTACCTTACCATCATTTAATTCTAATTGATCATATGCGAATGAATGTATTGTTCTAAAGTAAGTTAACTTGTCATTATCTGCAGGCATTCTATCTCTTGCTTCACCTGCAGCTTTTTTAGTAAATGCAAAGTATGCAATGTTATCTAAAGGTGTACCTATTCTAACATAAGCTTTAGCTCTGCTGATTAGTCTATATGTTTTACCTGTACCTGGTGGTCCATAAAACTTATATATCATTATACAATTTCCTCTTCTGTAAAGTCTGCAGTCTCTTCTATATCTTCTTCTTCCTTATCAAATAGATATAAAGGCACAGCTACACATCCATTAACACCTGGATATGGTTTACCGGTTTTCTTATGTTTACCAGGAAATCTTTTCTTTTTACCAAACTCTGGTTGAGGTAATGAATCATCTTTTGTATCAAACATTTTTTGAATCATGTGAGAAGTTCTTGATGAATCTTTTCTCCAACCATTTTCTTTTAGTTCATTATAAAATTCATCATAAACAAAGTAAGCATACACTTCATCTTTTAAAACATTACCACTTTCAAATGATGCATATGTTTTTGCTTGTGTACCATTTATATATTCTTTTAAATGTTTCTTTAATATCTCCATTGGTCTGGTCCCTGGAGCCGGTTGCACTGTATCAACAGTATCTAACAAAGCATTTATTAATGCATGAAAGTCCAAAGGTTTTATAGGAGGTGGTAATACGTTTACCTGCGCCATTATTAAACTACCTAATTCTTTTTGATCTCTAAGTTGTGTTACATTTTTTGCATGCACTACAACAGACTCACCTGTTTTATTTTCTACTGTAAAATAATATTCAGGATCTGGTTTAAAATCTACTTTGATTAGATTAGTCATCATTGGCCAATCAATCTTTTTATCAGAGATAACACCAAATCTTCTTTTAACACATTCAGACTTAACACAAACCGGTGCAAGTAATTGATCATTACATGTATGACCTTTAGTATCTTTCTCCCAGTTTTTTATTTTCTTTTTAATATAATCATCAGTCCAAGTTTCATTGAACTCAAAATAATTTCTACCTGCTTGCAATACTTTCTTAGCCCAATCATCAGCGTATTTCTTTTTAGCAAACACCATGTAGTTATATAAAAATCTATCTCTACCATCATCCATTTTTTCTTTAGATAATATTTCTAAACATGGTGGACCATCTTTAAATTCTTCTGCACCACCAGTAAGTTCTATTTTAATTATGTTATCAGATATTTCTTTTAGTTTAGTTGAAGTCATTAAATTCATTTCAACAACTTTTAAAAATAAATCCAATGTCATTTCTTGACCTGATGGATCTAATGCAACTCTTTCATTTTTATTAAAGTATGGAAGATTAATAAAGTTACCATTTACTTTTTGATCATCTGTATTAGTTCCTAGTTTAGTTTGTTTAGGAAATATCTCTGTTGTAATTGGTAGTTTAAATAAAAATAATACTTGTTCTAAAAAATCTTTTATTACTTTTGCTTTTACTGATTCTTTAGTAAACACATATAAATGAAGTCCACCACTCTTAGATTTAATAGGTATTAATGGTAATTGTTTTTGTTGAATGGTATCTAGATAAAATTTTATATCTAAATTTTTATATACCTTAGGATCAATATCTATTGCACCAAATCTAGCTAAACCATCATCATCACAAGGTTGTATACCTATAGATTTAGTTCCATTTAAATGTTGATTATAATCTTCTTCAGTAATTAATTTTCCTGACCAACCATAGTCGCCAGGATTAAATTTTAATTTACCTGTATCTGGATCTTTGTAACCATTGTTAATATTACAAAAACCAAAATTTCTTTTTAAGCCTGTAAAATATTTTATAAAGTCTTTCATAATTTCCTATGTTATGATTAATAAAGAGGCGACTTCACTCTCGCGCAATCGCCTCTCCTCTAGAGTATTCACTTAGTGAATTAGATAATCTCTTCAGTTGGTTTAGCACTGTTCTCTTCATACTTAGGTTTTGCTTGACCTTTAGACACAGACTTTTGAAGTTCTTGTGCCATTAAGTATAATTGAGCGTCAGCTTCAACAGAAACATCTAGTGCTCTGTTCATTGAAGGTTTATAGACATGCCAACTCTTACTACCTGCAATCTTACCTACAGTTTTTAAATTATAAACTGCTGCATATGCTGCCGGATTGTAAACACCTTTTTCATCTTTGAATCTTAGATTCTTAATCAATTGATTCAATTCTCTTGCAGGTGTTAAGTTAGATGATCTCATAGTAATTACTGCAGGTCTAGGTTCATCACCTAAAACAACTACATAAAAGTATGCAGTCTTTTCTAAATAGTTACCATTTGATAGTCTCCACTTACCATTTCTTTCTTCCTTTGCATCTGAAGGAATTGAAAGGTGAGTCATGACTGGAGGAGCTGCTGTGTCTCCCATCTCTTGCCATTCTGGATATCTTGTTT